ACGACCTTGACAACATTAACGATAACTTTTTAAACACAAAACAAGAAAACAAAATGAAAGTAGAATTAATTCAAAAGACGACGCTTACAGATATGTATTACGTCATCAAAGTAAACGGAGAGTTTCATATGTCGTACAACGACTACCAAGATGCAAAGAACGCATACGACCGAATCAAGTCAGCGACACCACGCGAAGAAGTAATCCTATCAAAAGAAATCTAAAACCAATAAATCAAATGAACAATGAAAAACACTATTACATCACTCCGTTATTATTCGAACAAGATGTTTACATTATCGTTGACGCAATTCTTCAAGCGCAAAACAATTGGGGTGATAAGAGAAATGGAACATTGGCTTGGGATACGTTTGTACAAAGTCGAATTGACGAACTTGAACGAGTACTCGACAAATTTAGTTCAACGAATTACAAAGAACTACCAGAGCCAACACAAGAAATCTAACTTTGTTTGCGTTTATTCGTCAGCGAACGCTTACAACCTAACACACAACGAGATTAGCGCGAACATCGAGAAATGTCAAAAACTTTCAGAAGCGCGTTGGAACGATCAATTAATTGAATACATTTGCAATCACTAAAAATCAAATCAATGTACAATCCAAAAATCACTTATCACTTTTCAATGGACGACGTTAAGCGTCTTAACGAAGAAATCAAAGTAATCGCAAGAAACTTCGAACACGAGAACGGTTGGTTTCACGAGAACGAAGGTCGCCAGTTCACAGACGAAAAAGGAAACGTCTTTGAGTTCGACGTACTTGGACGTTTCTTTCGCAAAGATGAACCGCTATTCGACATTCACTACGTTCGTTTGAAGAAGGATGGAATCATTTTCGAGTTCGACTACCGAATCTTTCAAGACCATATCTAAATGGGTTACTTTAAGCGAATAAGCGAGGAAGAACAGATGTCAGCCAACGAATGGTTCTGGCAGAACGAAGAAGCAAAACTCGCGGACAAATTAGAAATTTATATAAACAACAAAATAAACAACAACACAATGAGCATCATTGCCCAACAAACAAACAACGGAGGCGGAGGACAGACAGTTCCCGCAGGTACACACGTAGCGAGATGCTACCAAATCATCCACATCGGAACAATCGTCGACACTTATCAAGGTGAAGAAAAGTTAGTTAACAAAGTTCGCTTGGTATTCGAACTACCACTTGAAACTGCTGACTTCGGTAAAGGCGAACAACCATTTTCTATTGGTCGTGACTTCACTCTTTCAATGCACGAAAAGAGTGGCTTACGCGCTTTCGTTCAATCGTGGCTTGGAAAGGCAATGAGCGACGCAGAAGCGAACAGATTCGACATCGGTACTTTGTTAGGCAAGGAAGCAATGGTTAGCGTAATGCACCGCACAGCAAACACAGGGCGCACCTATGCAGACTTAAAAGGAGCATCACCACTTGCAAAAGGTATGACTTGTCCACCACAGGTTAACGCTTCGTTCTTGTTGGACTACGATTCAGAAGATTTTGACCTTAGATTCAAGATGCTTCCAGAGTGGTTGCAAAACAAAGTGAGTTCGTCTGCTGAATTTAGCAAACGTTTGGAGCGTTCTGCGGATCAAATGAACAAAGCGAAAGCAATGCTTGAAAAGAGCGGGTTAGTTCAACCAATGCAAGACGACGAAGACGAATTACCTTTCTAAATATAACGTGTCTTAAAAGGGTGTTATATCATACATAATGCCCTTTTATTACACTTAATGAATAATAAACCATACAATGAAAAAATTAGTATCACTTGAAAAGCGCGTTGAGAATCTACTCAAAAAGTATAAGACGCTTCGCAATAACAACAAAGCACTTTGTGTGAAAGTTTGGGAACAACAGTTCGAAGAAAGAAAAGACATAACAAGCAACTTCTTTGCTATGTACGAAAGCGGAAAGTACGTTAGTGCTGACAACATCACACGCATAGCGCGATTAGTTAAGGAACACAATCCAGAGTTACGCGGAACGAACCACGCTACCAATAAGAAGAAAGAGCAGTTGATTAAACCACTATTAAAACGATGAACAAACAAATCTATTCAACCCCATTCGGACGACTTGTAAAAAGTCAATTCAAGACGATGCACAACTTCAAGAATGTTCTTCGAATCAGCGACCCGACAGCACGACTTTACGTCGCACATCCAGAGCGTATGCGAATCAAAGACTTTAACAACATTTGTTTACACACGGGACTTTCACGCGAAGAAGTATTCAGCACCTTTACCCCAACCATTTTAATAAACGAAGAAAATGATTAGTACGGAAACATTAAGATTTGAAGAATTACAAAACGATTACTATGTAAATCTTGGCTTTTTAGAATTTACAGATGAAGGAGATAAAGAACTTTATTTGCTTTGTGAAATAACAAAATATTATATTGAAATATATACAAGCGAATCAGAAAGATTAGGTAAAAATGTTTCTTATAACGTTATGTTAGGAATTAAACCAATAGACGCAGACTGGCTTAAACAATATACTGACGTGTATGGAAAAGACGAAGAACTTGAACTACTACAAAAAGGTTTTTCTGATAAACCATTTGATGAATGTGAATTTATAAAAAAAGAAAAAAAAGAAAACAATGAAGTAAAAACGTATTTCATTTACGCAAATGTTCATTGCACAATTGTAAAGAAAAAAGAAGTTTGGACTCCAGAAGAATTTACAGGAACGTGGCATGATGCGTTTGATTACGCTCTCAATAAATATGGAAGATTCTTTAACATTTACGAAGAAAAAATAAATAAATAAACACAAAGATGAATTTAACAAAAGAAGAACACGACGATCTTACTGTGAGAATATTATCAGTATGCCTTGAAAAACATTGGAACGATGAACTAAAAGAAGCAGTCTTGAAAGGTCTAACTGGAAAAGATTACATTGAACAAGAAGCAAAATTAACGAAGTTGTATAAAGAAAATTTTAACAAACATGACTAACGAACAAATTAGACAGCAAATGTTGGACATGATTCCATTCGCGCACATGGAACGCTTCGAAACGCTTTGGTTGATGCTTACGCCAAAATACGAACGTCTATCGACGGAACAAATAAAGATACAACAGGAATTAGAAAACGAACGTGAAGTGTTCTGGAGTGCACTCGAAGACGTTGTTTGTAGCGTCTTGGGTCTTCAATCGCAAACGCTATACACACCGACAAGAAGACGCGAGATAGTAACAGCGCGACAAATAATTTTCTTCTTGATTCGTCCGTGTTATTTTCAAAGCTTCGAATCGATAGGTAAGCACTACGGCAAAGACCACGCAACCGTTATGCACGGAATCAAACAAGCGACATGGCAAATCGAAATGGACAGGACATATCGCGCAACGGTTGAACGCATTTGTGAATTGATGAACGCGATGGGTTATGCTAAACCTATCAAATTTTTCACTAAGTTTGTTGAACACTTAGAGCACCAAAAGGAACTCGAAGCAAAAAGAAAAGCCAAATTAAAATAAACCTTAAAATCAAAAATGTATGAGCGACTATTGCCGTTATTGCGATTCAGACCAAATTGAAGAACGCATTTCAGAAATCAAAAGAACTAATAGAAAATATCGTGACTGGGACGACAGCGACGTGCAGGAACTATTCGAAGACGAGATTGGTCTTTGTTACGAATGTACACGCGAAGAGGACGCTGATATGGAAAGGGACGAATACTAAATAAAACAATGATGCTAATACTACAATTAAAACAACGAGTTGAAACACTCGAAGCGCAAATAAAGGAACAAAACCAAAAGATAAACGACTTACTTATTCGCTTATCAGTTCCACAGGCTAACCTTCCAGTCACGACGAAAGAAAAGAAGACTACGTTCGTTAAACCAACGGTTGTCGAAATCTACGAATATGCTTGCGAGAAGTTAAGCAACGACGACGCGCTTAAATTCACCGAGAAATTCCACGCTCACTACGAAGCCAATGGTTGGAAGGTAGGACGCAATGCGATGAAGGATTGGAAGGCCGCTGTTCGTAAATGGGACTTATCTACCTTTGTAACTCAAACAAACCAACAAACAAAAATCAAAAATGGAAAATTCGATTCAGACGCTGCGCAACGCATCTACAACGACGCTCAGCATTACACAAAGGGTTGATCGTGCGGAAAGAGAAAGCGCATTTGTAGCAGATTACGACTTACCAACGTTCGTTAAACTTTGCTCAAAGGTTTGCGCTATGTATGGCATCGCACTTCCCGAAGCGCAATTACTCCAGATGCTTCACGAGTTCATAGGTAAACACTTTCGTTGGGTTACATTCGAACACTTCAATCTTGCGTTCGAACTAAACGCAGCGAATGAACTGAGTAAAAAGTGCGAACACTTTGGAGCGTTGAGCGTTTCATTTATTGGTGACGTACTAACACACTACAAACCACACAGGGACAAAGCGAACTTACAAATTCAGCGTGAAATTGCAGAAGCGATAGAAGAAAAATCACAACAAATAAAAGAAAACGAAATGGCGGTGAATGACGATAGCTGGAGAAGAATGTTGGACGAAGACGTGCAGAGCTTCAAACAAGGCAAAATGACGACGTTAGAATTACGCGGAGTGTCAATGATGCGTTGGTTAGAAGAAAGTAAGCGTATCACGCTTGAAACGTTCACAGACGAAGAATACAATCTTTGCAAAGCGAAGGCGCGAAAGACAGTCTTCAACGAACAACAACTTTCAAAAGGAATGGTTGAACGAATGAGTGACAGGAAGCGTCAACTACTCAAAGAATCGATTCAGTTCGAAGGATTGCGTGAACTTTACAAACTTTATTTGTCAAAGCAATGTCAATAAAAGATATATATAAAGTTAAAAAGATTGATACATTACAAAGTAAAGAATGGTTACTTAAAAAACATTACGCAAAAAGATTGTGCAGTATATCTTATTGTTTTGGATTATTTGATGTAAATAATTTACTAATTGGAATATGTACTTTTGGTAGTCCTCCTTCAAGAGCTTTGTGTATTGGTATTTGTGGAATTGAAAATTCTCATAAAGTAAACGAATTAAATAGACTTTGTGTAAATGAAGGATTAGAAAAAAATGTACTAAGTTTTTTTGTGTCAAAATGTTTAGATTTATTGCCAGATGATTTAATAATTGTAAGTTATGCAGATACATCACAAGGTCATCACGGCTATATATATCAAGCTACAAATTGGATTTATACTGGGTTAAGTGCAAAAAGAACAGAAAGATACGATATTAAAAATCCAAATAAACATAGTAAATCTGTAACTGAAAATAAAAATAATAACTATAAAGACTTAGCAATTAGAGAAAGACCTCAAAAACACAGGTATGTTTTTTTTACTGGAAATAAAAGACAAGTCAAATTGTTAAAACTACAACTAAAATATAAACAGGAAAAATACCCAAAAGGAGAAAATAAAAGATATGATGCCAGTTACAAGCCACTTATTCAAACAGAATTATTTTAAACTTTATTTGTCAAATCAATGAGAAAGTACAATTGGAACGATGAAGGGCATTGTGAGAATCCAGAGGGAATGTATTACAAAGCGGACGGAATTTACGCTTCTTATGCTGTCGCTAAAAATAAGTTTGGTTGGAAACATTCGTGGACTATACACGGATCAAACGTAACCATTTGCACTCCTATTGGTTGGTACGAAGAAAACGTTTGTAGAACTGCAAAAGAAGCAAGTGAACTGGCAAAGTTCGAATTGACACAAGCACTTCAATTAGGAAACTTCAATGGACGTTTTGACGGATTATTAATGGCAATTGGTGAAGTAATTGAACCGAAGAAAGAAATAGTTAGTGAACCTCAATTATCTCTATTTTGAATCCATATAAACCCGAATACCTGCCGCGTCAGATTGAAGCGCTTAATTATTTAGCCACTGATTCACAAGTTGAGCAGTTACTTTACGGTGGCGCGGCGGGTGGTGGAAAGACGAAGTTCGGTTGTATGTGGCAAATACAACGTCGTTTGAAGTACGCTGGAACACGTTCTTTAATTGGACGTAGCAAATTAGACACGCTTAAAAAAACGACGTTAAACACGTTCTTTGAAACAGCGCGTGAGTTTGGATTGGTTGCTGACAAACACTACACCTATAACGGACAGACGAATGTGATTAAGTTCTTCAATGGAAGTGAAATAGTGCTAAAAGACTTATTCGCTTATCCTTCAAATCCGAACTTCGATTCACTTGGATCGTTGGAAATTACCGATTATTTTATAGACGAGGTAGCAGAGGTAACAGAGAAAGCCGTGAACATCGTTCACTCTCGTTGCCGTTATAAGTTGAACGAGTTCGGTCTTATTCCCAAAGGTTTCTTGTCGTGCAATCCGTCGAAGGGTTGGCTTTATAACGAGTTCTATATGAAGAACAACCGCAACGAACTACCTTCACACCGCGCTTTCGTTCAAGCGTTACCGCAAGATAACCCATTCCTTCCTGTTGCTTATATCGAATCTTTGCGCAGACTTCCAGAGTATGACCGCAAACGTCTTTTAGAAGGCAACTGGGAGTTCGACGACGACAGCGACAAGTTGTTCAACACGGAGAATCTTCTTCGAATGTTTAGGAACGAAGTAATCAATGAAGGCAAGAAATATATCACAGCCGATATAGCGCGTTTTGGAAAGGATAGAACGATTATAATTGTTTGGGAAGGTCTTACTATAATCGACATAATTGAACTCAATCGTGCCGCGTTAGACGAAGTCGTGAACAAGATTCGCGTTGTAGCCAAAGAACACAACATATTACTTCAAAACATTATCGCGGATGAAGATGGGGTGGGCGGAGGAGTCTGTGACTTTTTGAAGTGTTTAGGATTTCAAAATGGATCTAAACCCAAACACCCACAATATCAAAACTTGAAAAGCGAATGTTACTACAAACTCGCTCAATACGTTGAAGAAAACAAGGTGACGATTCTATCCAGTACGCGCAAAGAACAAATCATTCGTGAATTAGAAATGATTAAGCGACACCGCGCGGATGTGGACGGAAAGTTGCAAGTCACACCGAAGGACGTAATCAAGAACCGCGAAGGAATTTCTCCCGACGTTGCCGACGCTATCATGATGCGAATGTACTTCGAACTCAACCCTTCTTATGGACAATATGTTGTCGGTTAAAATAATTTAGCATACATTTACAATATGACACCAAAAGAAAAAGCGGAAGAACTGTTCAACAAGTATTGCATTTATTTGCGAGCAGGTTTGTTATACGATGACGAGGCAAGGGAAGATGCAAAGCATTGTGCTTTAATTGCAGTAGATGAAATATTAAAAGTAACTGCACCTTTTTTAGATAGACACGAGAATTATTATCAGGAATTGTCAAGTGAAATGACACAAGAATATTGGAACGAAGTAAAACAAGAAATAGTAAAAATAATAATATGAAACAAACACCACTATACGAGTCTTTGAAAATGACTTACGACAGAGAGCGCGAAATTGTTAATTCACTTGCGAACTACTTCCAACAAGGTAAGATTCTCGGCGACATCCTTCTGGAACTTTCACAACGGAAAGACTTAAACGCGAAAGAGAAAATTTATCTTGCGCTTATGATTGGTTCAATGATGTCTAAACCGAATGAAGAAAAGTAATTTACTTACGCTAGTCATTTCCGAATTAGAAGCGCGTGAAGCGAAGGGAATGGAGACGTACGGAACAACACTCGACCGGCAAGACTTAACGCGTTCTGAATGGCTTCAACACGCATACGAGGAAGCGTTAGACCTTGCGCTTTATTTGAAGAAACTTAAAATTGAAGAACAAACCAAAAATCAAAATCATGAGTAAAAAGAAAAACAATCTCGGAGTAATAACTACAATTTACCCTGCTGAAAAAGAAGTTCAAAATGATAATCTAAGCAAAGCAGATTATTTGAATGGATATTTAATTGAAAACAATGGTGTCTGGGGTGTAGTTTGGAATAAAAACTGTTCTTATCAGTTTATTGATGCATCAGTTGATACTTCTGAATTTAAAAGAGACGACGTTATTTATTTTGAACTAAAACTATCAACTGACGGAATTATTGACGATGAACGCAATGCTTATCGAGCATTTCCAATACCTAAAAATGTTAAATTCAAAAAACATTCTTCTTTGGATTGGGCGTTTGGTCAGTTATGGGACAACAGAAGTTGGGGACTTACTAAATGGAATATTATTTTAAAAGAAGCTAAAAAAATGTACGAAGAAGAAATGAACGAAATAATTGAACAACATGGCACAAAGCAAAACTAAAAAAGGTATCTGCGTGTACTTACACAAAGACCTTTGGAATGAGATAGACGAAAAGAGAGGTGAGAATAGTCGCAACACATTTTTAAGTGAAGCAATTGAGTTCTCTTTGAAGTTCTACGTTCCTGAATCTAAAGTAAAATTGAAAGAACAAAAGTAGAAAGAGCAGCGACAGACGTTGTAAAGATTAAAGCGTGGTTTCTGCGCTTTTTTTGTTTGTCTAACTTTTTCTTTTCAACGTTTAGAGTGTTTATTTCTGCGGTCAATAACTGTTCCTTCTGTTCATAAGCAACGATTACTTCTTGTAAGTTGTTTACTTTTTCACCTTCGATGTTCAATTGTTCTTTGAGGTTGTTAATTACAAGTGAATCTGAAGCAATTACGCTATCACAAGAGTTCACCAAACGGAGAACATCAACGCGAACAATAGTATCTCGAATAACAATAGAATTACGAGTTCTTTGATAGGTGGTTTTGGCTGTAAGTTGAGCATCTTCATAGGTTCGAAGTTGTTTATAAAGTTCTATTTGTTCAGCAAGTAAGCGATCGTACTCTCCAGCGTTGTAATTGATAACGCTATCTTGTTTCTGAATTTCAGTTGTTGCGTTTTTTGCAACACTTCGTCCCCACCAATTCCAACAAATAACCGTCCAAATAATAGAAGTTCCCAAAACAAGCAAGACTGCAAATAATAAATTCTTTCTCATAAAATCTTTCCTTCGTGTATGCGGTAATTGTGAACGCTGAAGGCTCCGTTGTTTCCTTTGTCGACTATTGCAAAGCCGTGATTGTACTTTGAATATGGATTGTAGTCGGGTGAAAGTTCGCTTAAGCAACCAACACCCCAACAAGTAATAAATTTTCCGTTAGCGTCCCTCTCATTATGTTCTGCTGTTTGGTGATGGTGTCCACACAATGCGCTCACCTTTGTCTTCATAAACAACCCACGCGCTACGTTGACAGAAGGAAGGAATTGTTTCCCAAATTCGTGTCCGTGAAAGATTGAAAGTTTACCGATGTTTAACTTACTCTTTCCGTCAATCCATTTCACGTCGTGCTTGTCGCAATGGGTAAGCGTTGGAAAGTCGAACGCGTCAATGTCGAATAGTTCGGGTGCTTTGATTCGCATATATCTCCAATATCTTTCCTCGTGGTTTCCTTCTTTGTAGTAGATATTCGCGTTTGGAAACGTGTGTCTTAACGACGCAAGGAATTGACGGATTGAATAAAGCTCGTCTTTGAATTTACGTTTGCGTGGATCCTTGACAAAGTCGGAAATCATATGACAATCGAGAGCATCACCATTCAAGATGATTGCGTCACACCCTTGTTTCAATCCTTCTGCGATGGCGCACTCTAACGCTTCGTTGTCTTGGTAAGGCAAATGGACATCTGAAAGAATCAAAAACTTGTTGCCCTTCAATTCGACGTGACGACGTTTCTTCGAATAAGATTTAGGAAGTGCGTATGGATTCGAAGGTCTTTGTTTAGTGTCAATCAATTCTTTTTGTGTGTTAGAAACTCTGCTTCGCTTTCCAATCTTACCGCGAACAGTTCGAATGTAATTACGCGCGTGTTCCATTGAATCGAATGCTTCTGGATATTCAGTAAATAACTTTGAAGCCAATGAATGCGAAGGAGCATCGGGAAATTTACTGCAAATCTCCGCTGTTATTTTCCTCGCTTCTGTCTGTGGTCGTGCCATTTGATTTTTGTTTTGTGAACTTTTCGATTACCGTACCACCGAACAAACTACCTGCGAGAATTGCTAATGTATCGAACATTTCAATAGGGCAATTGTAGATAGTGAAGGTTGCAACGTAAGCAAAAGCAATTAAGTTAATTACTACGAAGATAGAAATAAAACGCTTACTTGAAACCTTAGTTGAACTTGTGAGTAATTCCTTCAACCACGACTTCAAATTTTCTTTCATAAAAACTTCAATACAAATTGAACGATTAACCCACCAACCACACCAGCAGCGGTTGCAATACCACCCAAACGAGCTACCTGCAAACGTTGATTCTGAATATATTTGTCGTGCTTCTGCACCTTGCTAACAAGACCTTCAATCTTCATTTCGTCGTCACCAATCAACACGTTGTATATACGGTCAATCTTCTTGTCCATATCCTGGAGCTGTTCGTGTATCAATGTTATTTCGTGTTCGGTGTTCATTTCTTAAAATACAATTCAATTTCAGCCTCACGACGACGAACCAAACCTTTCAAAACAACTCCGCCCCCTTTGTTCCATAAACGAAAAGAATCTGCTATCGTCGGGTCTGTTGGGTTGACGTTTAGCTTTCTCAATACAGACGACTTCTTAAAGCCACCAACACCGATGTTATACGCAAGTGAAACACACGCGCTAAACTGATTCTCATTAAGCGTTTGCGTTATCAATGCACGAACAGAAATTGCGAATTTGTCAACGACGTTTTTTGCTAATTGTTCCGCTCTTGCTTGTGTTATAACGTCGCCTTGTTTCACCTTCGTTCCGTCTTCGTAGAAGGTGTTTCCGTAACCTATCGTCCATACAGCAGAAGGGCAGAGGTAACTTTTCAAACGACATCCTTCAAACTTTTTGAGTAGCGCGTAACCTTCAGCGTTAACTTTCATTTTTGAGTTTCTTAATTTGTTTTTCTTTCTTTGCTAAATACTTACGAAACTTTTCTTCGTAAATCTTGTGCATCGTTAAATTCTTCTTGCGTCCCCTTGTAGCCATTCGTTTTTATTTTAGTTATCTCAACCAACCTAAACCACGTCTTCTATATTCGTATGGAAGTCTATCGCGTCCGTCGCTAATCTCGAAAGCGTTCGACGGATACACATTTGTTTGTGACCAAATCTGTTGCGTTGTGTTCGTCGTGTACTCTGGGAAGTCCGACTGATTGAAACACAAATAGTCGACCATTCTTTGAGTGTAAAACATCGCCTGTGAACGCGCTTGGTCGCGGTAGTTTTGTAAGTCGGTTTGTGATATTGGTGTTGTGTCTTCGCTTGTGCGAATCACCAAACTTCCGTTGTCGGTTTTAACGTACAAATGAGGCAAGACTTCGTACATCGTCCACCACATAACCATTCGACGCAAGTAATTGTCAAGAAGCGTTTCGTACGCACCTGCGATATCGTCGTTTACAACGTCTTCTTTTATCTTGTTGTACAAATCAGTTCCTAAATACAACTGCGCGTACTTGTCTTGTGAAAGATATATTGCAGGGTACATAAGCAACGGATCAACTGAACCGTTAATCCAAGTATATTTCTTTATGTAATTCTCGTCAATGAGTAGAACTTCTGGTTGTAGTGCCATTTTTTATGAGTATTTAAGTGAACCTCTGTTTGGTGTGTTAATTGGCGCAATGCCTTCTTGACCTTTTTGCGGAACATAAGGGTTGTTACCTACACGCTTGTCGTTTTCAAGTCCGTCATTAGGTAAAATGCGGCCGTTTGTATCTCTTTTTCTAACGTAAATTTGTCTTTTGAAAAAATGGCCACAGTAGACTCCGCCTTTCCAGTCAAACAAACTATAAGTATTTTGCCCTTGAGGTGCGAATTGTCCATTGACTCCAGACTTACTCATTTTCTCAATGTCTTCATATCGGAAAATCGCGCCTGCTTGTGACATCTTAACCATCTTTTTGCAGAACTCACGGCTGTTTTCTCTTATGTTTTGTGAATACGCATAGCGTAATTTATAAAGTCCAACATCACCCCACTTAGATTCCTTTTCGCCTTGAGCGTTACGCATTGTCGGCATCTTGTTTCGCTTTGCGAAGAACTCGCTTGTGTAGTTCATTTCGTTTTTTGGGTCGGTAACGTCTTCTTCACTTACCAATTCCCACTCATTCAAATCAATGTATTCAGCCTTTTGTTCTAAGATGCTAATCCATTCTTCGCCCTGCTCGTCACTAAAATCATTTTCAGCAACCGCAACTTTCGCCTTCTTCGCAACTACTTTTTTTTTTTGAGCGGACAATTTAGCCACCGCGTCACCGCTTGTTTGAAACATTGACTTCGCAACATCAACATCTAAGCCTAAGAATTGAACCAAGAATACAATTGCTTGTTCTTGCGTTAGTGTTCCAAGTCCAACCGCTGCGACAATCTCCAAAGCAGATGCGATTTGCGCACCGTTGTAGGTTACGTCACTAACTTTTTCAGTTATTCCTGTTGGTGTTTCTGTCACGTCTGTTGAAGGTACGTCTATTACTGTGGTAGGTGCGTTAGAATCGATTGCAATTCCATCTTCGAAGATAGAGTTCATCTCAATGTTTACGTCGCCTAAAATCGGTGTAAAGACTTCTTCAATTATTCTTTGATATGGACGAATAACTTGGCTGTTGAAGATTTCCAAACCTACCAACATTTCGTCTTTATTGCTTCCGAAACCTGTTGTATCTCTAATTCCGTGAATCAATGGTGACACAACGCGGTGTCCGACCATAATTTGCTTCGCTGTTTCTTCTGATAAGAACTGATATTGCTTGTCAGCATCCGACAAAGGAAACGCTTCGATTTGTGGAGCGCGTGTAGGATCCTCGTTGAAGGTCATTAAGAACTTACCTGCGTTACTTGCACCGCTCAAACGAGTTTCCCATTCGCGACGAATAGCCTCACGTTCTTCTTTTTGTGGTATGCCATTCAAGAAGTTGATGATGAACGAAGGGAAAAGACCATTCAAGATATTATTAACGTGGTACAATCCCATTTGATAAGACAATTCAACGTAGTTCAACGCTCCGAAGTAGTCGGGTTTAGGATAGTAAACACTTCCCGCGCTCATTCCGTGAGCGTAAATAACTTGTCTTGGTTGTTCTTGTGCAATGGAAGGGTTGAACGCAGGAATGAACTCTGGCTTACCTCTTTTGCTTCGCGTGTTCGCCCAGTCTTTTGAGTAGAAAATTCCTGTGATGTCGTCTTCTTCTTTGTCGTATGCAAGTCTGCAATTCTCAAAAGGCAAGTGGTTGATTTGTACAACGCGAGTAAAGTCCATTGACCAAATAACTTCGGCAACAAATGCGCCTTGAAGTTTTAAGTCGAATGCAATACCTTGCAATGCGTTGTCAAGAATTGTACCTGTTCCTTTTCCCTCAATCATATACGCGATAGAATTAACTAACGCGTTGTGAATTGGTGAGTTTTGGTAAAGGTTTATAAGGTGCTGTGGGTATAAATTGTTATTTCCATAATCAATCCAACCGCTTCTGTTTTCTTTTTCAACCGCTTCAACAGGTTGATAAGCCGATAAGTTTATTGCTTGAATGTTGCTCATATTATGCACCTGTATAAATTACATCGACAGGGATTGTCGGTGTTGAAACGTCAAAGTAAATTGTTCCGTCTTGTAAAATCATCAAACCCTTTTCAACCAATCCAACGACGGAAGAATTGGTAGGGTTTATATTGCTTGAGCTGTTTTGACCGTAGACTTCGTAGTGATAACGTCCTGCATCGGTCAAACCAACGGTGGTAAGTCTTATTTTTGTCACACGTTCGTTCTCGTTTATCACGGTCACTACTTGCGCGAGTTTTTCACCTGTCATTTCGTAAGTCAAAACGAGTAGGTAGTGTGTAAAGGCAACGTTGAAATACTGGCGACCTTCGTCTAACGAAAGCCACGCATATTGATTCGCTGTGTTTGTGTTAAGGTATACCATTCCCTTTTTCCTTTACGTTAAAATTACAGCACAGAGGAGCGCGTTGCTCCTCTATGTGTAAAAGTTTTTTTAGTCAGTTATAATGCTTGTTGGAGAAGCATTTAATTTGTAAGCGCGCTTTGCTGCTTCGTGAGTGAACGCTAAAGTGTAGCC